AAATCTTTTGAATCGAAATTAAAAGATGACGCAAGAGCAGAAGAAGAATACCAAACTAACTTTGAAGTTCTTGAGTATTGGGGTTTAATGGATGCTGAGTATGCTAGAGAAGTTGGTATTCAAGTAGATGAAGATATAGATGATTTAGATGAAGTACAGATTAATGCGTGGGTTTGTGGTACTAAAGTACTTAGAGCAGTAATCAATCCTTTTACACCATATAGAATACCTTATCATTCTTTCCCATACGAAAGAAACCCATATAACTTCTTTGGTATAGGGATTGCTGAGAACATGAACGATAGTCAGCAAGTAATGAATGGTCACGCAAGAATGGCAATAGATAACCTAGCTCTATCAGGTTCTGTTGTTTTTGATGTAGACGAATCAGCTCTTGTAGGTGGTCAATCTATGGAAGTATATCCGGGAAAGATATTTCGCAGACAAGCAGGGATGCCCGGACAAGCAATACATGGATTAAAATTTCCAAACACATCTAATGAAAACATGATGATGTTTGACAAGTTTAGACAACTTGCAGACGAACAAACAGGATTACCTAGCTATAGTCATGGACAAACAGGTGTTCAAAGCATGACTAGAACAGCATCAGGAATGTCAATGTTATTGGGAGCAGCTAGTTTAAATATTAAAACAGTTGTTAAAAACCTTGACGATTTTTTATTGAAGCCATTAGGAGAAGCATACTTTCAATGGAACATGCAGTTCTTTGAAGGTAAGCTAGATGTTAAAGGTGATTTAGAAGTTAGAGCTACTGGAACAAATAGTTTAATGCAGAAAGAAGTAAGAAGTCAACGACTGACTATGTTCTTACAAACTGCACAAAGTCCAGCTATTGCTCCTTTTGTTGAGCTTACTATATTAGTAAGTGAACTAGCCTATAGCTTAGATTTAGACCCGGATGAGATTTTGAATAATCCTGAAGAAGCAGCTATGATGGCTCAAATAATAGGAATGCAAAATGCTCAAACAACAGGCGAAGAAGCTCAACCAAATAGTCAACAGCCAGCAATGGGAGCTGATCAAGGAGTACCTACAGGACCGCAAGAACTTGGCGTTACAGGAACTGGCGGCGGCAACATCGGAACAGGAAATGTACCGGTTGCAGGGGAAGATCAATTCTCTGGTACACTTAGAGGAGCTGAAGGACCGGGTCAAGGAAGCCCTCAATAGGAATGACGATATATGATGGCTGGTTTTGGTGTAGAAAGCGAAAAGAATATTTTCGTTGGAACGAGTTTATACAATATTATAGGAATTAGATATGGCAGGATTTATAATGGCTGAAAAAAATAAGAAAAAACAACAAAGAAATGGTTCTATGAAAGACCAAATGGAAGGGTTAGCAATTTCTGTTTCCCCTATAGTTGTTGAAGAAGAAATAATGCCAGAAGCTAAAGCAATGAAATCAGATGAAGTAATGGAAGATGACTATATAGACTTTATAGTATCACAGTCTTTAACATCTGATGAAGAAAAAATGTTAAATAAAGAATTAGAGCAGAATGACGAATTAAGCATAGTGTTTGATAAAGTCATGGAAACTGCTTCAGAATTTGCAGGATCTGGTCCAGTTGATGGTCCGGGTTCAGCAGTCTCCGATTCCATACCCGCAAGGTTATCGGATGGTGAGTTTGTCTTTACTACAAAAGCAGCAGAAGAAATTGGAGCTGATAATTTACAGCGTATGATGGAAGATGCAGAAGCTAAAGCAGATCAAAGACAAAACATGCAAGTTGGTGGTGAAGCCGAAGAAGAAGAAAAAGATATGTATGGTAGACTAATTATGGAGTCTGATAAAGACGAAGAAATTAAGAAAGCTATGCTGTCTGTGAATCCACGAACGATGGGATAGAGCTACCTTTTAATTAAGCCCTCTATCAATTTAATTAACCGAAAGGCTACCTTGTCAAGACAAGCCCTGCGACAATGCGCAACTTATAGCAGCTACCTTGTTAAGAAAGCCCTGAGTAGGAGTAAAGAAAATGACTCAAGTAAATAAAGAGGAACAAGCAAATCCATATAACGCTAAGAAAGCTTGGCACGATGGTAAAGGAAAAGACTTTGTATCTTCTGACAATGTGTTCTTTGAAGAACCTGAAGTCAGTAATGATGCTGAAGATGTTACAAAGGATGAAATAATAAAAGAAACGAAGCCTTCTAAACAAAAAGCAAATTATAAAAAAAGATACGATGACTTAAAAGCACATTACGATAGTAAACTTGAAGAGTTTAAAGTTAGAGAAGCAGAGTTATTAAAAGAGAAACCTCAATATGTAGCTCCAAAATCTACTGAAGATTTAGATAAGTTTAAAAAAGAATATCCTGATGTATACGAAGTAGTAGAAACAGTTGCTCATATGCAAAGTTCAGAGAAGACAAAAGATTTAGAAGAGCGTCTATCTGCACTACAACAAAGAGAAAACGAGTTAATACACCGAGATGCTGAGAAAAGATTGACGGATACACATCCTGATTATGATAATATCAAAAACAGCGATGAGTTCCATAGTTGGGCGAAAGCTCAACCACAATCAATTCAAGATTGGATATACAAAAATAGTAGTGATGCTGATTTAGCCAGTAGAGCCTTAGATTTATATAAGCGTGATATTGGATTAGATGCTCCTCCTAAAAAAACTAGGTCAAATTCTAAAAGGACTCAATCTAACGCTGCTGATATGGTTTCAACAAAAACAACTGCTGTTGAACCAAAGCAAAGAAAGATATGGTCCGAAAGGGAAATTGCTAAGATGTCCATAGATGAATTTGATAAATTTGAAGAAGATATTACCAATGCAATCTCAGAAGGCAGAATAGCAAAATAAATTATTAACTTTTATTTTACGAGGAAACCAAAATGGCGTATAATCAATCCGACCAGTATTTTGAGCCTAGCACAGATACTGATGCCAACTTTGCCAACTCCGTAAGTGGACAAACTAATAGTTTCTTCCTACCTTCAGTCTACTCTAAAAAGGTATTAAACTTCTTTAGGAAGGCTTCGGTAGTTGAAGCTATCACAAACACCGACTATGCTGGTGAGCTAACCGCTTTCGGAGATTCAGTAAAGATTGTAACAGAACCTTCAATAACTGTATATCAATATGAGCGTGGTGCAGATGTCACTCAAACTAAACTGACTGACGCTGAAACAACTCTAGTAGTTGATACCGCTAATGCTTTCAAATTCAAAGTTGACGACATAGAAGCAAATATGTCTCATGTGAATTGGAGAGAAGTAGCTTCATCATCTGCTGCGTATGCTCTTAAAGATGCTTTTGACGAAGGTGTAATAGCCGTTATGTTTGCTGGCGTTTCAGCTTCTAGCCCTAATCATATATTAGGCTCAGATAACGCTACAGACTTAGCTGCTGGTACTTATGACGGAACAGGTAATCTAGATATAGGTTTTGCTGCTTCAGAACACGATCCTCTTGATGTCCTATCAAGGATGGCTCGTCTTCTTGATGAGCAAAGTATCCCAGAAGAAGGTAGATGGTTCTTAGCAGGTCCTGACTTCTATGAAGTTCTTGCTTCAACCTCTTCAAAACTTCTATCTGTAGATTACAATGCAGGTCAAGGTTCAATCAGAAATGGTTTAGTATCTTCTGGCAAACTGCGTGGGTTTAACATGTATAAAACTAATAACATTGCTGACACAACAAATGCTGCTGGTAAATGTATAGCTGGACACATGTCAGCCTGTGCAACTGCTCAGACTATTACTAGTACCGAAGTAATACGAGATCCTGATTCATTCGGCGATATAGTACGAGGTCTTCATGTATATGGAGCTAAAGTACTAAGAGACGATGCATTAGTATCCGCATTCTATGGTATTGACTAAAATGATTTGGGGAGGTATAACTATCTCCCCTTTTCTTTATTATTAAAATTAGGAGATAAATAATGGGAAGTCCAGTATTTAAAATTAGAGATACAGGAAGAAATTCCGCAAGAACTGGAGATGTTCAAGAACTTGCAGATCATGTTGTCCATTCATGGACTTCAGTAACAACAGGTACTATTGCAGTAACTGATGATACTAACACAGATGTAAGTTTTACACAACCAGCCGACACGATTATCCGTAATCTTATAGCTATTCCAGCAGGTAACATTGTTACAGGTGGTAGTAGTGGTAATGATGTTGACTTTTCACTAGGAACTTCTTCTGGTGGAACTCAAATTATTGCAACTGAAGCTATTCTAGATGATGGAGGGTCAGCAGTAACTTGGTCAGCTAATGCACCTTTGTATATTATACAAAACTCACATGGTCATGCAGCTAACCAATTTGTAAGCACAGCAACTACAGCAGGTGTTGTAGGTGGTCCAGCAACTTCAGAAGCTATTGTTATTGCAGCTACTTTGTATACTGCTTCAGCAAGAACTCTGTATGGTAGACTAACTCCAATCGGAGCTGATCTAGCAACTGCTGCTACTACTGTAACTTTCTTAGTTGAGTTCTTACATTGTGGCGTATTACCTGATTAATTTAAGGATTAATTAGATGCCACAACTAGGAAGTGAAAACAGCCCTATAATCATGCCCGGCTCTGGTCGCAAAAAAAGCACCAGAGTCCTTGGGTTATTAGGAAGAAGGTATTCTGGAACTAGTAAAGAAAACTATGAAAAAAACTATGAAAGAATATTCGCAAAGAAAAAGGGAGATAAATAATGCCAGAATTAAAAGATAATACCATTGTAAGATATAGTACTGCTCAAGCTATGGAACAGTATTATGAAAATTCTCAAGATAAACAGAATTTAAAGTATGATTCTTATAATGATCAATATCCAAAAAGTGGTGCTTCTGCGAAAAAGGTAGAAATTAGTAATACTGGGGAGTAGTTATGGCAACTACTTATTTAAGTCTTACTAATGAGGTTCTAAGAGAAATCAATGAAATACAATTAACATCTGGAACTTTTTCAGGTGCTGTTGGTATTCAAGCATTTGTTAAAGAATCTATAAACAGATCTATATTTGATATAGCTAATGAAGAACCTCAACTACCTTTCTTTGCGGCTGCAGCGAGTGGAGGTACAGATCCTTTTTATGGAAATGTAACTGTAGCTAGTGTAGCAGGACAAAGATGGTATACCTTAAAAGCTGATAGTTCAAGTATAACTACAGATTATGCATCTATTGATTGGGATGATTTCTATATAACTACGATTAGTGTTTCTGGAGAATCAGCTCCTTATGTATCTAAAGGATTAAGATATATTAATCTTACAGATTGGAGAAGATATCTTAGAGATAATGAAAATGCAGACGATGCTGATACTCAAAATTATGGAGAACCTAAATATGTTATCAGAAGTCCTGACCATAGAAAATTTGGTCTCAGCCCAATACCTGATAAGGTATATAATGTTCATTTCTATGCTTTCACCATTCCTACTGCCCTCTCATCACATAGTGATGCTATGGTCTTACCAGACCAGTATGGTCCTGTTATAACTGCAAAGACAAGATACTATGTTCATCAGTTTAAAGAACAATTACAACAAGCAGCTTTTGCTATGGATGATTATAAAAAAGGTATGAGAAATATGAAAAATAATCTTGTAAATCCAGATCCCAAGAGAATGACAGATGATAGGATATATTTCTAATGGCAGCATCACAACCCTATTCTGTATCATTACAAGGGGGATTAGATAAAGCTTCTACTACTTTAGAGCTTTTAAAAACTCCCGGTACTGCTACAAAATTAGTAAACTTTGAAGTCTCTACACAAGGTGGCTATAGACGAATTAATGGCTATAGTCAATTTGGAGATGGTACAAGACCTAATAGCTCTAATGATATAGAAGGCTTACATATTTATGGAGATAGTGTTGTAGCTTGTTCAGGAACTAATATTTATCTTAGTTTAGATGGAGACAGTTGGTTACAGCTTAATAAAGGAAGTGTATCTGGGAGTGGAGATAACTATAGTACTTTTACTGGGCGTACTGCTGTTACGAGAACTTCTCAAAGTAAAGCACACTTTGCAGTCTACGAAGGCGATAGTATTTATGGAGAACTAATTGTTACTGATGAAAGCTCTGGATCTAAACCTTTCTATTTTAAAATGACAGGTACTGGAGTATTAAGTGGTAGAACTTATTTTGCAAAAGAAATAACAGTTAGCGGAACACATTATCCTAAATATTGTGTAATGCATGATAAGCACTTAGTAGTAGGAGGTGCTGCAACAGCTTTAAATACTATTTATTATAGTGGTACAAGTGACATAGATGACTTTACATCTTCAGGTTCAGGTAGCATTGTACTAGATGATCAAGTAGTTGGTCTTAAATCATTTCGTAATGAGTTATTTATATTTTGTAAAAACTCAATTTATAAGTTGCAAAACATAAATGACGCTAGTAATATAGCAGTAACTCCAGTTACAAAAAATGTAGGCTGTGTAGATGGTAAGACAATTCAAGAGTTTGGTGGTGATCTAATATTTTTAGCACCTGATGGCTTTAGAACTATTGCTGGTACTGCAAGAATTGGTGATATAGAATTAGGAGTTATTAGTAAAAAGATACAGCCTGTTATAGATGATATAATGGATAATGTACATAATCTTGAATTTAGTAGTGTAGTATTAAGAAAGAAATCTCAATATAGATGTTATTATAGTCAAGATGGAACTGCAACTGGAGCGTCAGAAGGAATTATAGGAACACTTACTTCAAGAGGTTTTGAGTGGTCACAGATAGAAGGCATACAAGCTGCTGCTGTTACCTCTGGATTTCTTTATAGTGGATTAGAAGATACATTTCATGGTGATAGAGATGGATATGTTTATAACCATGATACAGGAAATGATTTTAATCCTGCTGGTACTGCTACAAATATATCAGCAATATATGAATCTCCTGATTTTGATTATGGAGATTATGGAACTTTAAAGACTTTAGAATATGTAAAGATTTCTTTATTTCCAGAAGGTGCATGTGAGCCTTCAGTAAGAACTAGATTTGATTATGATAGTACAGAAAGAACACAACCAACAGACGCAAATATTGTAGCATCAAAACCTTCTATATTCGGAAATTCTGATGCATTATTTGGAACAAGTATTTTTGGTGCGCAAGAGCAACCATTAGTTAGAACAACATTAACAGGAAGTGGATTTAGTAATTTGTTTAAGATATTTAGTGATGATAGGAAAGCACCTTATACAATAAACGGACTCTATGTCAGTTATAGACCTTCAGGGAGACAAGGATAATGGCAGTATATACACGACAAAGCTCATTCGCAGATGGCGATACAATAACAGCAGCTTTATTTAATAATGAATTTAATCAGCTCTTAGCAGCCTTTAATGTAAGTACAGGACACACACATGATGGTTCAACCACAGGTGATGGAGGTCCTTTATCTACATTATATAGTAATGCAATTAGTTTTGGAACAGGTGCAGACACAGATATTGTTGTAACTTTCAATGCTAATACTGCTGATGGTGTAATAACTTGGATGGAAGATGAAGATTACTTTAAAATCTCTGATGACATTTTAATTAACAGCACAGAAAAGATACAGTTTTATGATACAGGGATTTATATTTATTCTTCTACTGATGGTCAATTAGACCTTGTAGCAGATACAGAAGTTCAAATAGCAGCCACAACTATTGATATCAATGGTAATGTAGATGTCTCCGGTACATTAACTGTTGCAGGTAATACAAGTTTTGGTGATGCTAATATAACTAATGTAGGAAGTATTGCTTTAGACTCAATAACAAATGATGGCACAGATATAACTTTAGATTCTAGTAACGATATTGTACTAGATGCTGAAGGCGGTAATATAGAATTTAAAGATGCTGGAACACTTCAATTATCTTTAGATATGGATGGTACTGCAAATGTACAGATTGTTAAGCTTGGTGTAGATTCTGATGATTTAGTGTTTCAACAATATGATGGTAATGAAGTTGTTCGTATAGCTGATGATA